CATCGCCTCTGCAATTCCAGTGTAGGTTACGCTGCGTAGTTTCCATCTGTCAGCAGACGGCGGCAGCTTATTTTGTCCGCTTGCGGTTTGGTTTGCGCGTCTCGCTTCACGGCCGCCAGGTAGCACATCTGTCGGGATTAGCAGCGGCAGGTTTTTTAGCCATAAACACGTCGCTTTAGACGCGTCATGCCCAAACTGCCACGGCTGAATGATCTGATCTGGTTTACGTACACGAGACGAGATGCACCCAATCGGATTCTCTAATGCAATATGCGGGATCGGCGCGTTAAGAAGCGTATGCACAAACAGCAGCGCTTCTTCGGTTTTCTTCGCTCGACCCGGCACACGCTTGTTCCAATGCAGTCCGCTTGACGCCAGATACGTGCAAGGCGGATGCGCGATCATCAGATCCCATCCGTCATCCATAATATCCAGCACGTTGCCTTGATAGTGCGGCCCCGGCGCTTCCGTAGGCAACAGATCGCATGACATGGCGTCATGCCCGCGCTTGCGGAACGCATCCCGAACCGCACCAGAGAATTCACACGCTATGAGTACACGCATAGAAGATCGGGGGCCGTTGCCGGCCCCCTCTCCATTAGGCAGCGCGACGCCGACGCATGGTAGCGGCCGGTGGCGGCTCGTCGCCTTCCGGCTTCGAGTCACCCGCACCGTCCATCGACACCCACTCAACAACGTCAAACACGGGAGTAAAAATTCTCCCGTATGACTTATGCTGGTAGTGCTCCTTCTTGAGCACGACGACCGGCACCGGCTTGTCTTGGTTGGTCTCAACCTGAGCAGCGATGGCTGCCGCCAAGGTCTGAACCGAGCGCTTACCGCCGACCGAAGTCGTCGTGTAGCGGCACTCAAGATTAGCGTCCTCACCGGAGATGCACTTGAGGCTCATGCCCACCTGCGTCTCCCAGCCCTTCTTGCTCTGCGGCGGAGCGGCGTCGAGCTCTGGCAGCGGCTGAGTCACCGACACCATCTTCTCGCCGAGCACCTCGCCGTCGCCCCAAGCAATGAAGCCGTGGACGAACGAGAAAGGATTGACTGCCCACTTACTGCCTTCTTCGACTTCGGTTTGATCCGCGCCAAAGACCCAGTGACCCGTCTTGTCCATCTTGAGGATGGCCGTACCCACCGCGCCGACTTCGGCTTGGATGGAACGCAGGGCCGTGGAGAGGGAAGAAACGGCAGGCAAGCCCGCCTTGCTGAACGTAGTGATGTTTGACATTACTGTACTCCTTACACAAGTTTAGAAAGGGCCGCAGTCAACTGCGTCCCGATTTGCAACACGGCGGGCCGGGGATCGCTCTCCGGCGCCAACGTGGTGCCCGACGAGACAGAGACGACTTGACCTTCCGGCAGGCCGAGCTTCAGCTTCTTGAGCTTCTTCTCCGCTTGTGCCGGCGAGATCAGACTCGTCTCCGTCACTTCTGTGATCGGCAGCAGGGCGCAGAGCGCCGCTTTTGCCGTCTCCTCATCGCGCCACTGGCGAGTGGCACGCTTCTGCACGAGCTTGTAGCCCGGCACGGGGTTTCCAGACTCTAACACTTGCAGCGCAAGGCCGCGCAGGTCAGAGATCCAACTTTCTAGCACATTCGCACGCTCAAGCATCTGCCCGAGTTGCGTAGCGTCCAGTTCCTTGACTTGCTGTTGCAGCGCGCGATCCACCGCGCCCGTCATCACCGGACACACGGGCTTGGCTGCACACCAGCGGCAGTGCTCGCCGGCATGGAGTGGGGCGTCGGGCTTCTCGGACTGCTTGACTGCGTAGATTAACTCACGCTCAAACTGGCGGATGCGATCAAACGATGTCACCCACCGCTTGACGTTCGGCGGCTGGACGATGATGCACTCAATTTGTTTCGCGCCGTCAAATACCCACGATAACTTCGGCGTACGAATCGCCGCAGCAGCGTAGAACAGGAGTTGCGGATTTTCCTCAGCCTCGACCGCAACGCCGTCACCGAATTTCCAATCCAATATAACGGCAGTATCACCGATACGGCCAATAAGATCACAAGAGCCAAAAACACCCGGAAGGACTTGGCCGAAAGAGACAACCTCTTCGACCGAGAATTCCAGTTCTGTGGTCGGGTCGATTTCATTGAGCGCCTCCAACGCAGGCAGTATTTTCTCGCCCGCAAGTTCGCTGGTTAATTCGATTTCATTGAAACGAGTGCCCACCAACTCGCGTAGCGGCTTGTCTTGACCGAGCATCTCGGCCATTGCGTTGTGCAGCAGCGTACCTTCGTCGGCGTACTTGCTAGATGGTTTCGGCGGGACTTTCTGGCAGAGGGCAACGCTGCCAGGGCAGTTGATGACGCGCTTGGCCGTCGATCCGCCCACGATATTGCTATGACTCATACTGGACTCTCCTTTAGATCACTTGAGGCCAGAATAAGACGGCCTACTAGGCTTGTCAACTATTCTTTTGTGCCGTAGGATTCACTCATGCGCGAGAAAACAATCGAAGAGTATTTGACGTGGGCCGTGGAGCGTATCGGAGGCGTGACGTTTAAGTTCCGTTCGCCGTCGCAGCGCGGTGTGGCGGATCGGATCGTATGCCTGCCCAACGGCGAGACATGGTTCATAGAGTTGAAGACCGACAGCGGGCGTCTCTCGCCGCTGCAAAAGGTCTTTGCGTCCGTCATGGCGCAGACGAAGCAGAAGTACAAGGTTCTCTGGTCAACCGAGCAAGTCGATGCTTTCATTACGTCCGTATCAAGAGACCGCTGCTGACTTTCTCTACGAGCGCGACCGCGCGATGGTGCTGGCGCCCGTAGGCGCTGGCAAGACGGCGCTGACGCTGCGGGCGATGCAGGACGCACTGCGCGAGGGCGTCGTCACGCGCTGGCTCGTCGTGGCGCCGCTGCGGGTGGCGCAGCACGTCTGGCCGGTCGAGGTACCCAAATGGGTACCCGATTTAACCCTATCCGTGGCCGTTGGCTCGCCCTCGTGGCGCATGAAAGCGTTGGAGTCCGACGCCCGTGTGGTGGTCATCAACTACGACAACCTGCAATGGCTCGCCAAGCAACGGCTTGACTTTGACGGCGTGGTGTTCGATGAGCTCACGCGCCTGAAGAATCCCTCTGGCGTGCGCTTCAAGGCGCTGCTCAAGGTGCTGGACAAGGTGCCGGTGCGCTGGGGACTGACCGGATCGTTCACGTCCAACGGCCTAGAGGACGTGTTCGGGCAGTGCAAGATCATTGACCAGAGCCTGCTCGGGCGCAGCAAGGGCGCCTTCTTGCAGCAATACTTCATCTGCATCAACCGCGAGTACGGCGAGTGGACACCGGCGACCGGCGCTCTGGAGCAAGTCATGGCGCGCATCAAGCCCGCCACGTACGTGCTAGAGCCTGGCCAGTACAAGGACAAACTGCCGCCCGCACACGTCGTGCAGCTACGCACCGAGATGGTGGATCGGGAGCCGTACGAGAAGATGAAGCGGGACTTTCTCGTGGAGTTCCCTGACACGACGGTGCTCGCTGCCAACGCTGCGGCCGTCACGTCCAAACTACAGCAGATGGCCTCGGGGTTCGTCTACGACACGACCCGCACGGCGTCCGCTCGACCGGGCAAGTTTGACGTAACGCAAAACGCGGTGTGGTTTTCGCACCACAAGTTTGACCTGCTGGACGAGTTGCTAGAAGAAAACCAGCACGCCAATACGATAATTGTTTACAATTACAAGGAAGAGCTGGCCGAGTTGCAGCGGCGATACCCGAAGGCGCAGACCATTGACGTGCCTGGCGTCATCGACAACTGGAACGCGGGCAAGGTCGAGCTGCTGCTGATCCATCCGAAGTCAGCGGGGCACGGCCTGAACCTTCAACACGGCGGCTGCCGGATGGTGTTCCTGTCGCTGCCGTGGTCGCTGGAAGAGTACGAGCAGACCGTCGGGCGACTGCACCGTAGCGGGCAGACGCAGGACGTGTGGGTGTACGTCTTGCTAACTAACAAGACGATAGATGAGAAAATCTGGGCGTCGTTGCATGACAAACGCGCCTTATCTGATGTGGCTATGTGGGAGTTACGATGAACTGGCGCGAACTAAACGCACAACTGAACCAAATGACTGAGGCCGAAGTCAAAGGCCTGCTTGACGTAGAGCTCGTAGAGCGGCGCCGGGTGACGTTCGTCGAACGTTTACACCAGCGCTATTGTGCTCTGCGTGCCATCCGTGAGCGCGCAGAGATGATGGCCTTACTTGCTCCGCGAGCGCAGGAAGCGTAAGTAGTCCGCCCCTTCCTCGGGATCCCACCACACCTTGACGAGATCAGGGTGCTCTGGTGGCAACTCGGGGTTGATGGTCGTGACCGCACAGGGCGACAGCGCGTTGTCGCGGAAGCCCTTGTCCTTCGCAAAGCGGTCAAAGACCTTGTAACTGGCGACCTTGCAGGCGTGCATCGTTATGCCAGATATTGCATCTTTGAGCACGCTGTACGCGCTCTCGTGCTTATGCCCGGCGACGTAGATATGATCGCGTGTGCCCATGAGCGCCGCCTTCATCGGCCCGTGCGCCGGATTCCAGATCGACGAACCGCTGTGATCGTGGCGCGCGTTCACACGCACCTCGCGCCCGTTCGGAAAGCGCAAGGCGATGCGGGCCTCGGAGGACTTGTACAACGCGCTTTGCTGTTTTGCGATCCATTTGAGCGGGTCTCCGGCACCTGACCACAGGTCGTGGTTGCCGCCAATCATGTAGATCCAATCGCAGCGGTTGACAAACCACTCTGCGATCTTCCAAGCCTGCGCCGCTGACGTACTCTGGTCGGCGTAAAGCCTTGCTAAACGGCCGCACCAGTTGTTGGTGGTGTCACCGACGTTAGCCGCGAAGAGCCCTTCGGTCTTGTTGACGAGCGCCGTGTGCTGCTCAATAGCCTCGATGTCGCAGCCGTCGTCGTCAACGTGCGGGTCTCCAAAGTGCAGAATGCCGATGGCGCCTGACAACTTGATCCGTATCGGGATCAGTTTGCTGGCTTCCTCGTGCTCGCGCTTGTGCGCAAACTTGCGCTTGCGCTGCTCGATCAGTTCCTCAATGGGTACATCATCATCTGGCAGCGGGGTAAATTCAAACCCGACATGCTCAGAGACTTGTCGCCCAGGCATGTAGGTTGACTCGGGGATGTCATATCCCTTGGCCTTCATCTTCTTTAGCCGCATGAGAACGCTGCGCTCGTTGAGCCCGAGTTTCTCTGCTGCTGCGATGCGGATGCCGTTACATTCTTGTAGTGTTTTTAAGATTACTTCATCGGTTGCCTTAGCCTTCATTGCTTACTCCATCGTCATCAACATTTGTTGTAGTAGATGCCCTAGCCTATCCACCAACTGCTCGTCTTCTGACAAGTCCGGGTGGCCTGCCACGTCAAGCATGGCGTGAGTTGCCTCATGCGCCCACACCTGTTGGCGATTCGTGCCTTTACAAGAACTTATGATGTGTATCTCATACTTGTCTGGAAGCCACATTCCAACACAATTTTTGCCATGCCGCCACTTTGAGGGCGGAATGACTTTTACTTTGATGGTGTGGCCCGCGAGTTGAAACTGTCGCGGGATGCCGTCGGAGCGGCCTACGGGCTCGGCTGTGCCCACTGCTGCAACGCTCGCAGCTTGGCGTTTTGTATGTCGCATTGCGCGGCTAACTCCCGTAGCTCGGGCCCGATGTCTGGCCCCGCTCCAAGATTTTCTCCAGTCGATCCTGCACTGCTCCCGGCGGCGGGGGCGGCTCCATCAACTCCTTCGGCGGCTGGGCGGGTAGGCACTGCTGCGGGGCTGACGCACAGCCGGACAGGAGCAGAGCGAACAGGACGGCGAGCAAGAGTAGCCAGTTCGGATGCGTACGTGCTTGAAGCCATTTCAGCGCGTATGCGATTAGCACGCTCGGCCCGTAGTTCAGCTTCCAGACGCTCCACTTGAGGGCGAATTTCGTCACGGCCTTGCTCCCGAAATGTGTGTACCGCGTAGACTGCCAGCAACCCCAAGCCGGCAGTCAAGATCAAATGCGGCGCGTACTTCAGTAACCAGTAAGGCACTACTTTACACCATTGTGCTCAAAAGAGTAGTGGTTGCCGTCGTCGAAGCGGCCGCCCCAGCGCGCCAACGGGTGCTGCTGCTCCCACCACTCGCCAAGCGGCTTGTGGTCTTCGGACTGCTCTAAGAATTCTCCGTTGCGAAACAGGTTCAAGTCAATCGCCAAACGCACCTTGTGTGCGCTATTCGGGTGGCTGTAGGACTTGCGTACGCCCAAGGCGCCGTGGACTCTGGGGTCTCTGTAGGCGTCGCCTAATGAGACCTCATAGCCCATCAAATACGCCTGCTCAATCAGCTTAGCAACAAGGCGCGCAAACACACGTTGTTTCTGTCCGAGTGTCACGCCTTGTCAGCTTTGGCGTCTAACTTGTCGTTGATGCGGTTCAGCATGGTTTTGATCTCGTCAATGTCCGCTCTGTAGTCAGCGCGGGTGACGTAGGTCAGCGGCAGTTGCCGCACATCACGGTCGAGGCGGTCAATACTGCGGCTGATGTTGTTCAAAATCCAGCCGCCGAACAAACCGGCGATGCCTACCATAATGTTGAAAAGGATCTGGCCGTCATCCATCACACGCTCCGTAACACTATCATAACTAACCAACTGATGAGTGCCCCGGCGGATAACCACAGCAACTTCTCCACCCAGTCCAGCCGACGGTCTACGGCGCGTAGTTTGGTCTCTACGGCGCGGATCCGGTGCGTGTAATCGGTCTTGAGTAGCTTGAGATCCTTGGGCTCAACAGTCATTTCTCTGCCAGCGCCTGCGTCGTCACCGCCCGCAACACCAGGTTCGCTAGCGCCCCTACCATCAAGATCGCCGCAGCGACCTCTTGCCCCCACAGCACGGTCATGTGACCGCCGACCAGCTCCAAGCCGCCAAGGACGGCAAGGAGGACGTTCCACCAAACGGTTTTAGATTTGAGTGCGCCTTGGATCATGGGTATTACCTCAGTGCGTTTTCGGATTCAGGCGCCATCGCGTTTGCGCCCAAGGCAGGGAAAATAGACGGGGCAGTTTGCGGGGCGAACGGCGCTGCGGCAGCGCCCGTACGAGCCTGCATAGCAAGCTGTTGCGCTTGAGCGCGTGCCAACTGATTAGCCATTGCCCGCGACGCGTAACCCGCGCCACCAAACGTAGCGGTAAACACCGGGTTGACGGCGAAGCCACCGCCGTACCCTGCGGCACGGAAGGCACCTTGCAGAGAGTTGATGTCCACAATCCGAGGCGGCGCAAGAGCCCCCGCCGTTTCAAGCGCGCTAATAGACATGGATCCATTGGCAATACGCTTGATGAGCGCCTGCTCTTCGGCCGGGAAAGTTTTGAGTTTGCGCTCGTTATCGGCCAATCGCTGGAATTGCTTACGAATAGCGATAGACGGCTCTTGTGACGACCGGCTCGCTTTAGTGATCAGCCGTTCAATTTCTTTGCTGCGGCTCATCTTGGCGTACAGATCGCGGGCTTTTTCAAGCGCAGCCACAGACGCCTCTGGCATGGACTCACGAATGAAATTATCAATTTCTTCAACCGCCAGTTTGCCAAGGCGTTGTTCGTCTACGCTGGAACTGCCCGCTGCACGAGCCGCAACACGGCGCAGCGTATCAAGCCGATTAAGGCTGACGGGCACGCCTTGCGAAGCCTCTGCGGTAAACGTCTCTAGTGCACGTTGCATACGCGGATGCAGCACGGGGTTAAACCGTCCTTCATCCATTTTGGTCGCCAGTCGATAGGACAGGTTTGTGAACGCGTTTGCGGAGACTTCGCCGCCCAAACGCTCGGCCTCTTCGTACGCCGTCGTGGCCGCTTTGCGAACGTCCTGCGTGCTCGGCCCTTTGGGTGGCACCATGCGACCGATAACACGACCAGCGACAGGGACAGCAGCGCCAATAGCCGCGCCTGTAACAGCCTCTTCTGGGCCACCGGAAATTGCACCCGCTCCCGCACCGGCTGTAGCGCCACCCGCCACACGCATAGCGGCTTGGGCAAGTTTTGGTGCTTCAGCAGGCAATCCTGAACGGAAGCCCGCGCTTTGGATGGCAGTAGCCAACGGCGCGGCAACACGCTGAATTGCAGGAATTGCCATCCCTAGTCCACGTACTGCCCCGCCGATTAGCGGGCCAGCGGCAAAACCAGCACCAATCTGAAGTGCAGTTTTGAGCCCTTCAGCGCCGCGCTCTAGGTTTAACTCCGGCGCCTGCCCCACAGGGCGAAAGCCCGTAGCGCGGTCGCCGATGTCCGCTAGCGACGGCCCTCGACGAACGGGGATCTCGTCCGCAGCCGCAGGGGCTTGCGGCGCAGGAGCGGCAGCGGGTGCCGCCGTCTCTTGGTCTTTGGCTAGACGATACGCTTGCGCCACAGTGTCAAACTCTGGCGTGCCTTTCTTGTCTTTGTTGCGGACAATCCAGTCAGCGTACTGCGCGGCAGTTGCCATAATTACAGCCCCAGAATGGCGTCGGCTTCAGACATTACGTCTGCGGCCGGACGACCTTTGGGCTGCTTGAAGAATTGCGTACGCCCCCAAGTGGTTTCGTATTCTTCGCCAGCCTGCGCAGCAAGATTATCCATAAAAATTTTGATTTCTTGCAGTTTCTCGCGCGCGCCTTCTTCGGTCATGGTAGGACGCAATTCAGCAATCATACCCTCAAGGATCGGCCACTCGCGCTCGGTGATCTGACCGATAGCGCCGGGGCCAGCACCAGCGATAATCTTTTTGCCCGCCGCTTTGAGATTGTTTTTCAACGACTCCAAATCAGAGCGCAGATTGGCGGTCTTGCCCGACAATTCACGAGTCACATACGCGCCATAACCGCCGAACAGATTGCTAAACGCATCCGTGTTCTCTGGCGACAACAGTTTGTCCAACTTGCCGATGGCCAAGTCGCGCTGATTGTTGATGGCATTAACAGCTGTGAAGTCTTTGTTATGCTTACCGGACTGCTTGATGTAGATGTCCGAGCCTTCCACGGCTTCAACGCGCTGCGCTTCAGGATTCCAGCGCTCGCCCTTTTGCAGCGACGGTGGTTTGACCATACCGGCTTCGCCAGCACCTTCGGTAAGCTTACGCTCTTCAAATGCTTGCTTGCGTTCCGCGAGCCGCAACTGACCTCGCTGTACGTCAGTAGTGCCTCGACGCAATTCAGCGTCAAGACGCTGCGCCGCAGTTAGCACCGAATTCTTAGCCTGCTCAACAAACGCAGGATCGTATTGCTCGGGAATTTGCGACACGTCAATTCCCATTCGCTGCGCCGTATCACGAACGCGAGCGTAGCTCGGCGCGTCAACGGCTGACGACACTAAATTAAACATGTCGTTCAAGCGCTGCTTTTGCGTGTCATAGTTCGCCTTAGCCGCTTGCGCGCGAGACGCGCCCAACTGCGCGGCCTGCTGCGCGATTTGCGCGCCGCCAGGCATACGCAAAAGTTGATTCTGCACTTCGGGCGATGACAAATCAGCACTGGCAAGGTAGTTTTGCAAGTCAGCTTCCTGTTGCGCTGCGGCTAACTGCGCCGCTTCTTGCTGCCGCTGCGCGCGCATTTGCTGGCCAAGTTGTGCGCCTTGCACGTACGAGCCAAGGACGTTGATTGGATCTAATTGAGTTGCGCCGATGACTGGCATGATTAGCCCCCCGCCGGCGGGTTGAAGTAGCCGCCCTTATACATACCGTACAACCCGGCACCTTGACCCAGCGCCTGTGACAGCGCGTTGGCCTGACCCAGATAGCCGGAAGCGCGCGCTTGCCCGCCCTGCATAAGCAGATTGCCGACATTGGTACCCATTTGACCGGCCTGCCCCGCGACCTGCTGCGCGGCGGTCTGTCCCGCACCGTACAAACTACCAAGGGCACCAAGACGGGTGCCAAGAAGCGCTTGAGCGCGATTGAAAGCGTTCATGTACTCTTGCGAGCCCATTTCCTGCCCATACCGTACACCGGCTTTAATCGCCGCACCTGAAAGTATACCTTGACCGCCTCCGCGAGCGGACTGCATACGCTCTAGGGCTTTTTCGCCTTCTTTCAAACGAAAGGCATACCCAGGATCCGCTTCCATTTGCGCTGCGGTAAAAGGCTGGCCTAAAGATCCGTAGCCCGCTGATGCGGCGTCGCCACCAAGGCCAAGCAGTCGGAGCAACTCGTTTTGCGAGGTAATACCCGCTTGACGAAACGGCTCTTGCAGCTCTGTCTGCCGTTCAAATATTTCGCGCTGCACTTGCGCGGCTTGATCAGCCGCTTGGGTTTGAGCGCTAGCCGCTTTACTGGCCGCACGGCTACTAATAGCAGCCGATCCAATGCTGGATGCGGCGATGGCAACTACTGGATTAGGCATGAGGGAATTCCTCGCGGTACTTCGCAAAATCTTCGCCGTATAGTGCCATCACTTGGGATGACATTTCCATAGCTTTATGATAGCCGTGGACTAACAGCACCACTAACAAAACAACATCGTAGTAGGCGGCACGCCACACGAACGACCGTTCGTCAGCCTTGCCCGCCCGTTCGGCGTCATCGGACGCCTTCCATTTCAAAATGGCCGTGGCCATCGCCGGCTGGAGCGCCGACGCATGAGCCGTAAAGAAAGAGTTGGTGGGCATCGCCACCAGCGCTTTCCATACCGCCATGTCAAGATCTTGACGCGCCACGGGGTCGCCGTCGGCCACGTCGTCAAACACCTGCGCCATGTGCCACAGGTCTAGCAGCCATACAGCGGCATCCGCCGGCAGGGTCAGCGTCTCGGTGAAGTGCCGCGTCAGTGCCTCTACGTGGCTCACGAAATCTCTCGCCCCGACGCACGGATGTTGATCGCCGACGCCGTGCCCGCAATCGTTGAGATTGACCCGCCCGGCGCGATCACTTGGCCGACGAGCTCAGGGAACGTATAGGTCTCAGACGGCAGCAGCGTCTTGGCTTTAATGATCAGGTTTTGGTTGCCGGCGTTGTCAAACGACGTGACCAGATTGACCGACAGCGTAGCGGCCGAACTGCTGTAGTTGGTGGCCGTGAACTTGTCAATGATCGCCGACACGTTAGTCGCCGTGTACTGCGTCGTTTGACTGTTAGCGGCAATTTTTGCCGGGATCAGAACTCGTACGTTAACTGCCATACGTCACCTTAGAATGTAAAGACCATGCGCACGCGGCCTGCTTGGCCGGGGTCGCCGTCATAGAAGTAGCCGCCGTTACCGCCCGCGCCCGCTGTCAGCGAGTCATCACCCACGATGCCTGCCGCGCCTGTCGGGTCGTACGCCGCGCCGCCGTTGCCGGTCGTGTTGGTCGTGTTGCCGCCCGATGCCGTACCGCCCGGCCCTTGGACGGGGTAGGAGCCGTACGTGCCGCCGCCACCCGGATTAGAGGTCATGGTCGTAATCGTGTACGTGCCGCTGTAGACGTTGGAGAACGTGCCGTAGCTGCCATCCAGCGTCGAGGACGTAGCGCCCGCGCCACCCGAGCCGACCGTGTAGTTGATCGTCTTGAGTGCGTCGCCGCCACTCAAGACAAGCACGGTCTTGCTGTAGCCGCCACCGCCACCACCGCCACCGGCAAAAATTTCCGGCTCCATTGGCGCGATGAAGCCGACGTAGCCGTAGCCACCACCACCGCCAGCACCCCACACTTCAATCGTCACGCCTGTAGCGCCTGACGGAATGGCCACGAACCCTGTGCCTGGCGTTGAGTAGTCGTACACGCCAGCACCGGCACCGCCCGCGCTACCGTTGATGAACGCTGCTAGGGTTGCGCCGCCCATTAGGACAAGCCCGCTCCGCTGATGAACCACGAGGTCGCGCCGACCTTGATGCAGGTCGCCACGCCGTTCTGGGCGAGCGTGCGCGTGCCGGTCGTCGTGCTGTTAACGAGCGTCAGTGTGTCCGACGTAATGGCAATCGAAAGCGCTGAGGCGTTGAGGTTGATCACCAAAATGACCGTGCCAATCGGGAACGCCGTTGCCGAGTTGGCAGGGATCGTCAACGTCAGACTGCTGCCGTTCATCACAACAGACTTGCCTGCATCCGACAGAATCAACTCGTAACTTGCCGTCTTGCTGTTCTGCGGCGCGTCGCGGTAGCCCACCGCAAAGTTGGTGCTAGACGGCGCATTGTCGGGGATCAGCGCGGTGCCTGTGAACGTCGGGCTCGCAATCGGCGCGTACGTTGCCGCAGCCGTAGCCGATGACAATGCATCGGTAATGCCATAGCCCGAAAGGGTCGTCGGTGTGCCCGTCACGTCCGTCCAAGCGATGCCTTCAATGCTGAAGTCGTTGATGCCGGCTACATCGTCGTAGGTTCCGATGACGACGTTAGCCGAAGTCATCAGGACGAACTTGTACGACACGCCTTCGGTCAGCCAGATCGCCTGCGCCGTGCGGCCAGCCGCGTTGAGGACAATCGGATTCGTGTTCGGCGTACCGCCGGTCGAATCCGTGTAGGTCGCTTGCGGCGTGGTCGTACCGGCCGTGTAAGTGTAGAGCTTACCGCCAGAGAGAATGTTGCCGTTGTTGTCGAAGAATTGCGCCCCGACACCGGCGAAAGGGGAAAGGAAAACGCTCATACATACACCTGCATAACAGTCAAAATGATTGAAGGTATGGCGGGAACGGGTGCCGCTGCCGTAAACGCTGTAAGTTCAACACTTACGTCAGAGACGGCAAAATATAACTCAAAATAGTCGCCGTTGGATAACGGCAAAAAGAAGTTAGCCGCAGAAAAGATCTCGGCGTTGTTGCCTTGAATTTGAATTTGAGACGCCGAATCAGGCACTGCGGTACCGTTGATGGCTGGCCAGATCCAAAAGTTAGCGTTTCCGCCCGATGTTTTGTCTAATTGAATAGAAAACTGAACGTTATAGATGGCGGGTTTGCTGACTTTGATATGACTAGTATTTGCCGGATCAATGTAAATGCCGTAGTTGTAAGACGTATTGTTATACGTAATCGCTTTGGCCGTATTCGGTGCGGCCGCGACTTGCGTGGTGGTATCGTAGAACGACCCGTAGTTAACCGGCGTCGGCTCAGGGCTGCGCGGCATCAACTCCAACGCCTCTACGCGGGATTGCGTAGTGGTCAACTCAGCTTCAGTAGACGCAGCGCTGTACGGCGCCAATTCTAGGTCGGCTAACGACACCGTAGTGGTGCCCGAACCAGTCAGCGTGAATTGGTTGTTGAGAAAACGAAACCACTCACGCGAGATGAGGCCCGTCCGCTCGTCAATGAACGGAACGCGCGGCGCTGGGATGTTAGTGATGTTAGGCACTGGTTCCCGCCAAGCGCAGCTCGGCACCCATGATGGCTGTCACCATCGGATCCGCTGCCGTCAGTTCGTACACGCGGTCGCGTGACTTGAGCGTAGCGCCAAGGCGACGCCAGATGACACGCGTTTGCGTCGCGCCGATAGGGCCAAGCGACTCCCATCGCTCATGGCTCCATGTGTGACCGCCGTCGTCTGACCAGCGCAGCATGACCTGCGGATCTTCAACACTGTTATTGCCAGCAGGATACAGTCCGCCCACACCCGTCTGGCAGTCCAACTGCAACTGGTGATGGATGGTGCGCGTCAAATTGTTGGCGCCTGTGGGCAGTGCGCGCCAACGTCGCAGCCATTTCTGTAATTGCGCATCATCGCGGAAGTAACGTAGGTCGTACTCGTACAAACGTCCGTCTTCAAAATCGCCCACAATGGGTTTGCCATTGAAGCGGGCATGGCAGTTAGAACGGTGCCGCTTGAACATGCCGTTAACAAACGCAGCACGCTCATGCCATGCGCCCGTCGCAGCGTCGTACACCCATGTTGTCTCAGCGCTTGGGAAGATCAGCACGTAGAACGCGTGACCGTCCTGCTGGTACGTGTACGCAATCGCGTCTGACATGTTGTCGTACTGCTGAATGGCAAACTCAACTGCGTGCGTCGAGACGCGTACGCCTTGGTAGCCCTGCGCGCGGTAGACGATGCCTTGCCCGCGAGCGTCGGCGCCGAGCCAGAACACGCTGTTGTCGAGCTTGGCAACCGAGTACGGCGCGATGCAGCCGATTTCGTTGTACGCGCCTTGGATACGCGAGAGCGGGAAGTCAGGGTCGCCCGAGTTGTACCAAACTTCAACCGAGTTGGTGCCAAAGAGCCACGCCTCGCGGTGGTCGATCATCAACGACACAAGACCGTCAGGCGAGCCTTCCGCGCTTGCAAAGTCCAGCGGGTCGATGGAGAGGCCATCTAACAACGCCGTAATCCACACACGTTGGCTGTTCGGCTCGTTGAAAACGAAGTAGCCGTCCAAGTAGCCAACCGTCACCGCGCCGGGAAAGTCCGGGTCGGTGATCTGCTGGAAGACGTTTGTGTTCAAATTGTAAATGTAGCCTTCAGGATTGCAGGCAACGAACAACTGCTGGCCATTGTCGGCCATCGACACAGGGCCAGAACCTGCGATGTCACCGAGTTTGGTCGCGGTCAGGCTGTTGTTGAGCTTATAGAGCTCGCTACCCGAAGCGACGTACACGTCGGAGTCGTGCGCCCAAAGGCCACGGATGGGGCCGCTACCAACAGTAGTAAGCTGCCGCAGACCGGGGCAGCGTTGCAGGTAGGCAGGCTCCTTGCCACCCTCGGGAATGACCTCCGGGTACAAGTTGACCATCCGATTGTCGGCCGCGTTTACGCTGCGAACAACGTAAGACGACCCGAGAATCGGCGACTTCATTAGTAGTTACCGGCGTAGATGTTGTACCGATTGCGACGGGC